ATGAGTGAGGTGAAAGCCCTAGGAGCCGGACGTTTCGCGCCTTCTCCGTCGGGGGATCTGCATGTGGGTAATCTGCGCACCGCGGTGCTGGCGTGGCTGTGGGCGAAGGCAACGGCCCGGCGTTTCAAGTTACGCATCGAGGATCTGGACCGGGTGCGCTCAGGAGCAGCTGACTCGCAGATCGCTGACCTGACGGCGCTGGGTCTGATGTGGGATGCGCCAGTCATGTATCAGTCAACCCGCCTGGATGTGCACCGCCGCGCGATCGACTACCTGGTGGAGCAGGGACTGGTTTTCGAGTGCTACTGTTCGCGCCGCGATATTCGTGAGGCTGCGTCGGCTCCCCACCGCCCGCCGGGCCACTATCCCGGCACGTGTCTGAACCTCAGTGATGCGGAACGAGGGCGACGCCGAGCGGCCCTGGCTGAATCCGGCAGGCGTCCGGCGCTGCGGCTGCGCGCCCCGATGGATGAGTGGACCATTCACGATGAGCTCTACGGTGAGGTGCGCGCTCCGGTCGATCATTTTGTCATTCAGCGCTCCGACGGCACGCCCGCCTATAACCTGGCGGTCGTACTGGACGATGCGGCGCAGGGTGTGGATCAGGTGACGCGCGGTGACGACCTGCTCAGTCAGGCGCCGGCGCAGGGAGCGCTGGCCGACATGCTTGGAATCGACCAGGTGAATTTTGTCCATGTCCCGTTGGCGCTCGCCGCAGGCACCGGTCAGCGCCTGGCGAAGCGCGATGGCGCGGTGACGCTGTCGGATCTGCGCAAGCTGGGGTGGACGGTTAGCGACGTCATTGAGTGGATCGGTGAATCACTGGGGGTTCGCGGTGCACGTTCGATCAATGATCTTTCTGACGCGTTGGATCTGTCGGCGCTTCGCGCCTTGCCGCGAGATCCCTGGATGGTGACGCCGCCCTCGCAAATAAAGCAAAACCCCGACCGGTGGATCGCACCGAGCGGGGCCGCTGCGCGCTCGAAGGGACTCGAACCCCCAACCTTCTGTTTGGTGTCCAATTCGTCTAATGTGATCTCCCTCGATGACTACCGGCGCGCTATCTAGCCATATAGCCTGATCAAACATGAAACAGCGAACGATCACACCGGCATGGCAACACGCGCTAGCTGAGTGGCGTGCGGCGCTCGTTGCAGCCGGTCGCACACCACAGACCATTGAGACGCGCTTAGAGCACATGCGGCGCATGTCGCGGCAAACTGGCGCGCCCTCTCCTGCACTGCTCTCACGCTCACGCCTTATTGAATGGGCGGGCGCTCACGCTTGGGCGCGGGAAACACGCCGGTCAATGTACGCCACCATTAAGGCGTTCTACGCATGGGCTGTTGAGACCGGGGCGGCGCGTGAGGACATCTCAGACGCATTGCCACACGTGCACGCTGCAGCACCGGCACCGCGCCCGGCTGATGAAAGCGCCTACCGCGCGGCACTGGCAGCGGCCACGCCTCGCACTCACATTATTTTGCGTCTCGCTGGTGAGGCCGGCCTGAGGCGCGCTGAGATAGCACAGATCAGCACTAAGGATCTTTATCGTGATCTCATGGGCTTCTCGCTGAGAGTTCACGGCAAGGGCGAAAAAGTGCGCGCGGTGCCGTTAACTGATTCTCTTGCGCGTGAGGTGCGCGGCGTTTTGGCTGATAGCGCCTCGGGCTGGCTGTTGCCCTCTGAGCGCGGCGGGCACCTGTCGCCTCGCTGGGTCGGAAAACTGGCCTCGCGGGTCTTACCTGACCCGTACACGCTGCACACCTTGCGGCACCGTTTCGCCACGTCTGTGTATTCCACTACGTCTGACCTGCTCACCGTGCAACGCCTTTTGGGTCATGCCAGCGTTGCGACTACTCAACGGTATGTGGCTATTGACGCGGGGCGGTTGCGTTCTGCTGTGGCTGCTGCAGCGGTCTAGCACCTGTTTTCTAGCCTGTTGATGCGCTCCTCGTGACGGTCAAACCGGCGCTCATGATCGCTGGCTGCGTCTGCTAGATCTCGCCTAATTTCGCCTATCTGGTGACCTACCGCGCGCGTGCGCTCATCGAGGCCTGTCACGGTAGCGGCAACGCCTGCAAGGTGCTTTTCAATGCGGGTCACCTGATCAGCGATACTGCTGCCGTGATCGGGTCGCAATTGCGCCGTGTCCTCTTTCACGCGCCGGGTCTTGGCAAGCGTGGCCAGATTAGCGATAAGCGCACCTAACCCACCGAGACCACCTAGCGCAGTGATCAGCATAGCCAGATCATTCATGATGCCTTAGGCGTATGCACGAGGGCGGTAGCCGTGCCAAGAATCGCTGACGCAAGACTAATCCACATAGGCACCACTTCGGCGGTAATAATTCCGTAGGCACCAAGTAGGGCGATGACTGCTAGGCAGATCCCGTAAAGCCATGCTCTAACCTGAGGCGTGAGCCATTCAAAGCGGCGCGGGGTCAGATCGGCGCGCGGCGCGGGCGGCGCGGCGGCCATATGCCGAGGCGTGTACTCACTCATTATTCGCTCTCCTTACCGGTGGTGAGCGTGATTGTCACATCTTCGAGCGCTTCATATACGGCTGCGTTAATCGCCTTAGTAATGTCAGCTGGATCAATGCCGTGAGGGGCGGCAAGCTGACCGATAGCGCTGCTCATTCCTGCCACTTGGGCTGATAATGCCATGACCTGCTTTTGAATAGTGAGGGCGAGGCGCCGATCTTCATAGCCTTGGTCAAGAATGTTGCGGCCGTCCTTGTCTCGCCATTTGTAAAGTTCTGTGATTTCCATTTCTCTTGCTCCTGTCGGTTGATTGGTATATCCGCGTGCTATCTGGTCTGCACGCTGGGAAAGATTATTGAGCTTGGAATACCACCTGCCGGGGCAAGCGGTATTCATCCAATCTCTATGACCACGTAAGGGTAGATGCCCCCACTCTGCTCTGATAGCGCCAATGAGGCGGGCAACCGTTTCAAAGTCGCCTGCGCTCATTTCCGGGCGGCACTCAATGCCGATAGATAGCGGGTTTCCTGCTGCTCCGGCGTGCCACGCCCTGTTATAGTCGTGCACGAGCTGAGTGACGCGGCCGGCTGAGGCGACATAATGCGCGCTGCTATCTCCGTTCGGTCTGCAAAGATAGTTCACTACTCCTTGGTGTGTCTGGCCATCGGCTCCCCAATGGTGAATAGTGATGCTTGTCGGATTTCCGGGGCGTGACGGTGAGTAGTTTGGACTCCAAGCTGTTTCGGTCACGGCGCTATTGATACTCATGATGCGACCTGCCAGCTCATAGCTGGTACCAAGAGATAGTTATAGATGTCTGCCTTGGCCACGTAGACTTTCAACTGAGCAATGGCGTACAGGGTGCCAGTGTCTCTGATGCCGATCAGACACGGATAGGCGCGCCAATTCTGAATCACTGCTCCAGCTGCACACACTTCACTAGATGGAATGAAGCCGTTCGGAATTATTTTGCCAAATTCGTTCAGTGCGCCGGCTTCGTAATTGAAAGGCTTAGCTAGACCGATACCATCGAAGAAAACGTGGTTACCAATGCGCTGCAGCGCGCCCGTATTTTGGATCTGCTTCCAGCCTGCTTGAGGCTGCGCGGTGCTGGTGGTGGTCAGTAGTTCCTCGGTCTTTTCGGCGGCTTGCCTAGCCAAGGCGGGATAATCTGCGACTTTATCGCCGGAAACGGGATAAGGAATATTAAGGTTATCGGTGGTAGCTGGCATGGTTAGTCTCCTTAGATTGTGGCGGCTGAGAGTTGTGCCCATGTGAGGCGGGCGAGGCGGGCGAACGTGACGGGGCGCGGGACTTGCTGCCAGCGCACACTATCGGCGCGGGTCGCGGCGCGCGTTAGCGTCATAGCTAGTAGCCATCTGCCCTGATCGAACGTGCATGTACCACCGTCTAGATAAACGGGGATATTAGGCGCTCCGGGCACCCAACTGGCAACGCCGGTGAGCATCAGCGGCAAGCCGATGCGGCGGGTTGAATCAAGGGCAGCTATCACATTGAGCGGGTCGGTGCCGGGATAATCCGTGTCCCATGTTGCGGCGGGGATCTGCCAGCCGCCGGGCGTTGTCCGGTCGAGTGTGCGCGCGGCAAGGCGGCGCGCGTCCTGCTCGTTGGTTAGGTCTGTTTGTACGCTCATTGACCTGTAGCCGTATGCTGCTAGGCGCTGTGGGTCGCTCTCGTTCACTACGCGGTCGGTCAGTGTTTGTTCGCCCTGCTGGTCGGTCGTGGTTTCTTTCCAGCGCACTTCGACGGTTGTGGCAATGTCGGTGGTGTCGCGTTTGATCGTGATGCCTGAGCGCTGAACGACGGCGGCGGGGATACTCATGGCGTGATCGGCGGCTGGGTCTATGGTGACCTGGCCACTAGGCGGCACGTTGAGGGCGTATAGGGCTTTGCGCTGGTCTAGATCCTCTAGTCGCACGTAGTCGCCGGTTACTGCGTGAGTGGCTGGCCACAAAATAGCGCCGGTACTGTGTGCGATGTCTTGCAGTAGTGCCCATGGTTCGCGCCTGTCTACGTCTAGCGGGGCGAGGGTGAGCGCGCCGGGCGCGCTGTCAGTGATCGCTGTGATCTTGATGCCGGCCTCGCTGATAATCCGCTCGATACGCTCACGCGCTGTTTCTCGCGGCCACGGCTTACTGCCAATCCTGATGTTAGCCATTTCGGCGGGGTATTCTGCAGCGGTGATAGTGGCTATCGGGCGCTGCAAGCGCGCGTCATACGTCACGGGAATGTCAGTAATCCTGCCAGTGAACACTGTCGCCGTGTAGATGGGCGTGTCTGTGCGCGTGAGGAGCGCCGCGCTGATCGTGATGCGCGTATAGTCCTGCCAGCGCTGCTCGTATGCTGGCCAGCGGCGCGCCATGGTGCGCCATAGTGGGGCGATAGGGTCGAAAATGATGGCCATTCCTACCCACGTTCCGGGGCGCTCTGGTGTGAAGTCCTGCTGATAGGTGCCTGAGCTGGTCACTGTGATGATGGGGTTACCTATTTGCGCTGAGCGTGCCCAAGGCGCGGTGAAGTACACGGGTGCCACGCTTGCGCGCGCCTGATCGGGGATAGTGAGCGTGACGGCTGCGTGCAGCACAGTGCCTGCAGCGGTTTTGGGAATGGTGTCCCACGCGGCGGGGCTGTGTCCGTCCTGAGCGAAAACGGCGGGCGGGTAAATGCGGGTGACAGGGCGGGTAGGGCTGCCAGCGGTGAGTGTTTCCGGGCGGGCTGTGATAACCGTCGTGGTCTGAGCAGGCGCGGTGTATGAGGCGGTCACGGTGGCACTCATTCCGGCCTGTAGATCCTCTAGCGCGCGCGGCGCGCCTATTCCACTGGGTAGCGCTAGTGTCGCGCTCAAGGTGGCTGGCTCTGGCTGGTCAAGGCGGCTCCTGCGTCCCCACTGCACGCTAAGGCCGGCAAGCGCTGTCACGTCGTGAGCGGCAAGACTTGCGGCACTATCGGCCACGGTGCGCCCGTTAATAGCTAGCTCGCACGTAATCGCCTGCGTCATGCTGCACCGCCTAGCTTGATGGTGCCCATGCGGTACTGCTGCTCTCTCAGTATGTCGCTAATCTGCCGGGCGACACTGAGCGGGTCTAAAGCGCCGTTCACGGTGATGTTGATGACGGGCGCGGCCTGCTGGCCTTGCGCGGGCGCGCCGGTGATGCTCATGGGCTGGGCGGCGGGTATGCTCATCAGATTTTCGGCGCTGCGTGTGACGGCGGCGCGGGTTGAATCAAGGCCTTTGACTAAGCCCATGCCGGTGAATCTGCCTATTTCGGTGAACACCTTGGACGGGCTGGCGATGCCTAAGAATCCCTTTACCTTGTCTACTGCGTTCTTGGCAATATTGGTCACGCTGTCCCACACGCGGCCTGCCATGCCGGTAATACCATTGATAAAGCCTTGAATCAGATCACGGCCTGCAGAATATAGCTTGCTGCCGATGCCGGCCAGCGCGCCTACCGCCTTACCGGGCAGCTCACGCACAAAGCCAACCGCGCGGGTCACACCGCTGCTGATCGCGCTGGTGATCCAATTCCACGCGCTTACTACTAGATTGCAGATCGCGTTCCATGCATTGCCAAACAGTGCGCTGATCAATGACATTGCACCGCTGATTAGGCCTTTCACCATGTTGAGCGCGTACCCTATTGCGCCTTGAATGGCTTGCCACGCGCCTGACACGATGGTCTTGATCCCGTCCCACGCGCCTTGCCAGTCGCCGGTGATCACGCTGGTGACCACCTGAATAATGCCCTTAATGACGTTCAGCGCGCCGCTAATCACTTGCCAGATCGCCTGTAGTGCGCCTGACACGGTATTGAACACTGTCGCGAAAACTGGCTGCAGTGCTTGGGCGATGGTCTGAATCATTGGCCAGATTTGCTGACCAAAGCTCACGAAAGCGTCAAAGATGCCTTTAACTGCTTCTTTGCCAGATCGTAGCGCCGGGGAATCGAAAGCGGCGGCAAACTTCGAGCCATCAAAGCCCTGAATAAGCTCTACAATCTTGCCTAGCGCTTCGCCTACGGTGCTAAAAACCGCGCTGCCTAGCGGCTCTAACGCTAGTTTCGCGTTGTTTTTAAGTAGCTCCCAATATTCGGCTGCGTCCATGGTGTCCTTGCCTAGATCCATGATGCTGTCGCCTGAGCCTTGGGCAATTGCGCTGAGATTGTCCATGTTCAGCGCGCCTTGCTTAATGGCTTGGACGAACTGGGGTGCGCCGCGCGTGCCGAACAGTTTACCGGCAAGGTCTAGCGCGCCGGCCTCGTCGCCCTTGTCGATCATTCCGCTGATTTCGCCTGTCACACGGTTGAATGCGTCGGCTGGTGCTTCACCGTCTTTAGCTAGTTCGACTAGGCCTGTACTCATTGAGTTGAGCGTTTTACCTGCGTCTAGGCCGGCCTTGTCTAGCGCGCCGGCGAGGGCTGCTGACTGGTCAAAATTAAAGCCTAAGCCCTGCAGCGCGGGCGCGGCCTTGCTGACCTTATCGGAAAGGTCATTCATGCCGATGCCGGTAGACTGCGACACTCTGAAAAGCGTGTCCATTGCCTTGGTCGTGTCGTCGCCCTCGATGTTGAAAGCGTTGAAAGCGCCGGTAGCGCGGCTGATGTCCACGTCTTCGCCTAACATGCGTCCGGCTTCTAACACCTGCCCTGCCAGTTCTTGCAGCGTTTCGCCGGTGAGGCCGGTGCGCGTGTTGAGGTCTGCTACGACGGTGCCGATCTTGTCAAAGTCTGCGGGCACCTGCGCGCCTACCGCTTTAGCATCGTCAATCAGCCCGTTAAGCGCGTCGCCTGTTGCTCCGGTGCCTACCCTGATTGTCTCGCTCATTTCGTCGAACTGTGAGCCTATGTCGTATAGGCCTTTAACGGCTGCTGCTGCAAGGGCGGGCACTGCTGCCACTGCTGCGACCATGCCGGCCTGCACCAAGGGGGCGGCGGCTCCGAACTTGCTTGAGAACTTGCCTATTGCGCGCTCTGCTCCGCTCATAGCCTTTTGGGCGGGCTTGGAATCACCAAGGATCTTTATTTTCATGATCGCTGGGCTGCCCATGATGTGCGCTCCTAATAGGCTTGGTCTTCTTGCAGTAGGTCTAGTGCTTGGTCAAGCACGGTGGGGTGGTCTAGCCAGTCGCCGGGCGCTGTCGCTGTGCGTATGCATAGGGCGGCTAGTGCGCGGCTGGCTGGGTACTGGTCATTCTTGAAACGGCGCGGCCTCGTCCTCGCTGTCTGTGGTCAGTTCGTCTACCTCGTCTAGCCATTCTGTAAACGCGGCCTGCGTGTCGCCGGCTCTGCGTGCTTCGGTGTACGCGGCGAACGCCGTCCCGGTGTATTGCGCATCTGTGAGGCTCTTTCCGCGCGCTGCGAGATATTCCTCTGCTTTCACAATGGCTGCTGGCCTGAGCGGGTAAGTGTGCTCACCGTCCGGTGTGGTCACGTGGATCATTGAAACGGCCATTAGTGTTGCTCCTATTCGTCTAAAACTTTCTTGATGTATGTCTCATATTTGCTTAATATTTGCGGTTCCATCTCGTGCGCGGTCTCGAAGATGAACGCGCGGCGCGGGATAGGCGCGGGGAACGGTCTGCGGCCTGATGGGGTCTCGTCAGTCGCGATGTTCGGCCACCAATTTCTGCCCCAATGGATCGCGTTCGCGTATGGCACGCGCTTTGATCCCATGGATACTTCGGCCTTGGTTTTTGTGCCTGATCCTCGCACTGATCGCCTGAGCCAGCCTTTAGCGCCTACTGGTGCTTTAGCGCGGCTCGCTGATGCAATCTCTTTAGCGATTTCACGGTGAATGTCTCTCAGCTCGTGAAGATCGTCGCCGGCCTTGCGTAGTTTTCGGCGCGCGGCTGTTGCGCCCTCGATTTGAAAGACGCTCGTGCCGCGTTTCTTGGTCATTGCTAGTGGCTTTCCGTGCTTGCGCCGGTCTGCTTAAACTCTGGCTTGCCAACGACGGGGAACTCAAAAGATGTGCTGTTGGTCTTGGCCACGTCGCCGCCAATTTCTACCGGCGTGATCATGCACTCGCCTGTGATTGCCAGCTTGGCTTCACTGTTCGGCACGAACTCGAACTGTGCAATTTCGCCGGCGTGCTCAAAGCACCACACGGCCAGCGATTTCGCGCCGTAGTCCTGCAGAATGTCACCACTGATCTTGCCTGTGAGCGTGCCTGGCTCTTGGTATTCCTCGCCTGACAAGACCGGTGTGGGATCCTCAGTCTTGTAGTCGGGTGAGTATGTGACCTTGGTGGCCTGACCTGAAAAACTCGTCTTAGCCTCGTTAATAGTGAAGTCTAAGGATCCTTTTCCTAGCTTCATTGCTTGTACTGCCATTTTCGTTGCTCCTTATAGCGTGTATGTAGTGGTGTATGTGATCCGGTAAGCGATATAGCTACGGGCGGGCGCTTGCATCATTTCGGCGCGCGCCGTATCAAAGCCAATAGCGGCCAGCGCCTCTAAAGCCGTGTCAAAGAATCGGCGCGCCTGATCGGTGTCGGTGCCGGGCGCGGCCAGCCAGACCGTGAACTCTAGGGTGGCCTGACTGTAGCCGTCTAGTGAGATGTCCGGGTCTACTAGGATCGCTACCGGCTCGGCTGCTGCTAGCGCTTTGAGCGCGCGGGGCGGGTCGGTGTAGACCTTGCACGTGCCGGCCAGTAGCTCCTGCAGCGTGCTGGCTTGCTCACTAATCGCCTGTGTGATCATGCGATGCCTACCCCTAGGTAGGGTGCGAGAATCGGGCGCGCCGGGGTGAGCGGGTCAAGGGCGGGGCGGATCTGCAGCGGCATAGCCGTGCCGTCTGAAAAATTCGTGATGTCACGGCGAGATGTGCGCCTCTGATACAGATTAGCGGCCACTTCCAGTTGCGCGGCATCGCGGGCAGCCTGTGGCACCTCACGCCGGCGCACAAGCCGGCTGACCATACTTTCAGCTTGCGCCGTGCATAGCTCTAAGAAAGCCTGATCACTAGCGGGCGCGGCCACGTACTGCTGCAGATCCTGCCACGTTGTCATGATTACTCTCCTAGCTTGATGGCCTTGATCAGATCAGCGTGAGCGGAATAGATCGCTGCGTAGCCGTACACGGCAAACTGCTTGGTGAGCGTCGTAATGTCCTCGTCCTCAAGCCTGAGCGGTGCGCCTGAGCTTTCAGCGGTCGTGAGGGCTTCCTTGCTGTATGCGGCCATGTGTGCGCCCTGCCAGCCGGGCACACGGCGCACTGTCACGGTGCCGATATTCGCACTGCCTACGGCTCCAAGGGTCAATGTGCCTTGCTGACGGTCGGGCGCGCCGGTGAGCTGCAGCGCCTTAGGCGAGTAGTCAAGGTGGGTAAGCGCGGCAAACACGTCCTTTGACACTAAAATGCCGTCCATCAGATAAGGGGTCTGGTCGTAAATATCGTCCAATTCGGTGAGCATGTCCATCAGCGCGTTGACGGTGATGCCGGCAATTCCACCTTTCAGTGTGATTGCTGGGGTCTTTTCGGCGTTCGTTGCCAGCTCCTCGAAAGTGGCTCTCACGTCAGTTTCAATCGCTGTCGCGTACTGGAAAGCTAGATCGGTGAAAATTTCATTAAGGATTACCGGGCTTTGAGTGCGCTCGATGACCTGCCGGGTGATCTCATCGGTCACACCGCCATATGTATTGACTGTGGCGCTTCCGACTGTCCATGATGCGGGCTTGCCCTGGGAAAGCTTCGCTCCCTCGTGCGCCTGCTTCGTGACTTTCAGCGTGCCGTCCATGTTGCGCTTGGCATATTCCATGGTCATGCCTTTATCGGGAAGTGGAACAACCGTAAAAGTGTTCTTGATCCGCTGCTTTGCTTCCATGCGCTTAGAAAGATCGCCAAGCCAGACCGGGCGATTAATGTTTTCAAAGTTCTTGCTTGTCACTGCGTCCCTGAATTGGATCGCGGCTTCGTCGTGGCGCTTGTATGCTGCGACGTATTCGCCTAGTGACCTGTAGGTCGGGGCGGGATCGGCTCGCTTTTCGCCAAGCACTGCGATTGAGCGCTCAAGCGTGGCCAGTCGGTCGGTGATTGCGGCCTCGTCGATCTCGGCGCGGCTAGTGGTGTCGGTCATTTCATGTGCTCCTTGCTCGTCTCGGTGGTTAGTAATTTGTGCTGTGTCGTATGCGGGGAACTCGACAACGGAAAATTCGCGCGCTTTGACTTCAAGCCACTTGACATGAACGGTGCCGTTCTCGTCCTCTGTGACTTCTTTACTGATCGGGTCAAAGCCGATAGACATTCTGGTGAGTACGCCGTCTTTGATCAGCTGCCAGACCTCGTTGCCTCGGTCGGTCTGGCTGATCACGCCGGTAATCTCTAGGCCGGCCTCAGTGTCCGTAGTGCTCGTGATGCGTCCGATAGGCTCGCTGTGTGCGTAGCGTAAGATCGCGCCGGTCGCGTCTACGCTTCCGGGGGCGAACTGCTCCCTGTAGTCGTCCCATAGGTTGATCTCGATGCCGTACGGCACGCCAATACCGGTGATTTCGCGCGCCTCATGATCAACGCTCCTGATCTCTAAAGATCGCTCCTGACGCTTGTTTAGATCAATCATTAGTGGTGCTTTCTACTGGCTGGGTTGGCTGTGTGAGTGGTGGCAGATCCTCTAGCGCCCTGACCTCGTTGACGGTTTGGAATCCGCACGCTAGGGCGATTTGGTAGGCCTGATAGCGCGTGAGAGTGTCGGAACGCAATAGGCCTGAGTAGTTGAATTTGACGCGCTGGCCTCGAACGGTCATGCGGGTTAATTCGTCCTCGATGGTGCGCGTGTACTGCGTGAGCGTGAAACGGGCAAAGCTGATCCATTCCTGCTCTACGTTTGCGTAGGTCTGTGAGTTGCCCTCTACTGCTGCCAGTAGCAATGAGGCGGGCACACCGAAAAGACGGGCAATGCTCGTGGTGTCGAACTGCCTTGCCTCTATCCATTGCGCTTCACGCGGTGCCACGCTGAGCGGCTGATATTTCATGCCCTTTGGTAGGGCTTTGACGCGCGCGGGGTTATACGCGCGGGTCAGCTCTTCTCCCGTTTCCGGGTCGCGGTTGTTATAGGCGGCGATGATGTCGCGGGCTTCGTCGCGGGTCATGTCCTGATCAGTGGTGATAATGCCTGACGGCTGGCCAGTCGCGTCAAAATACTTGCTAGCGTAATCGCGCGTGTTGATTGCGCCTCTAATGTCTGTTGCTGCTGCCTGTATTGGCCCTAGGCCGGTAATGCTCCCGGGCATCGTGAATAGCCTGCAGTGTCCAATTTTGTCGCGCGTGTACGTGTGTGTTCCGACGTGGTACAGTGCGCGGCGCTTTTCCGGGTCGTATGAGACCGCCACTTGCTGAGGGTCAAGCGGGGTGAGTTGCGCGGGCGCGCCTCGGTATTCGCCCTCTGAGAGAAAATAGGCGTTGCCGGTGAGTGCAAGGCTTGTTGTCAGTGCTTCTACGAAGTCGCCGCGTGAGTATTCAAGGCTGGGTGCTTTGATGACTGACGGGGTTTTCGCGTCCTCTAGGCGGGTGCCGTCCTTTTCGACGTAGTAGGGCATTGATGCGACGGTGTTGGAGATGATGGAGACGGCGCGGTAGACGGCTGCGAGACTGACGGCTTCACGGCCTGCCACGCTGGATTGATCGACGCGGGCGGGCGGGACTACGCCGGTCGGTGTCCGGTGTACGGGGACGGCTTGAGCGCGTCCCGTGAGTGTTTTCCATGCGTCGATGATCCTCATGGGCATCATGATGCGGCGTGTTCTTGTTTGGTGCCTAGAAAATTGGCACGCTCGGGCACACGGTGGAACACCTAGGCAAAGATCATGGGCGCGCGCCTCTCTGCTACGTGGGTTGCGCCATACAGTGCCACTGACGCGGCGATAAACGGCATGGGGTCGGTCTCGGACTTGTCGCGGTCGATCCTGCTCCTGCCATTGACGGTTTTCAGATGCAGACCGGCGACTGCATCAGTGAACGCCTGTGAGTGGTCATGTCGTAGGGTTTTGAGGTCTTTCGCGGCTTCGAGTAGCGCGGCATCGCCTATCTGACGCTCGTTAAGGCCGGCGGTATTGATTTCTACTGCTTCGGTGCGCTCGATCAGATCGATAATGCGCATGTTTGCGCCGGCCTTGTCTAGCCAGATCGCGGCATCTGGGTAGGCCTGTTTGAGCTGCACGAGGGCAGGTATCACCCAATTAAGACCGGCACTCTGCTTAACGAGCGCTATACATGGGTGCTCGTCTTCTAGCCACGCGGCTACAATACACGCGCCGTAAGACCTTGCCGATAGCTCGACACCGAACGCGGGGCTAGTGATTTCGCCGGCCTCGTCTAGGTCTTGCCACTCTGGTATGAGTTCGGCATCTTTAGCGACGGTGAGGCGGTTGCAGTAGCCTCTGATCCACTCGTTAGGGACTTCTGGCCACAATGCCTGAAAGTCAGTCATCAGCGTTTCGCGCGTTTGAGTGTTGCCTAGCGCGGGGTGAAACGTCGGCCACAATTCCGCATCAGTTGGGTCTGCATCTGGCTCTAGCGCGTATTCGACATAGCACAAGTCCGAGCGCGTTCCGGCGCGTCCTACCTCAACGAGGTCGTTCATGTATTCGCTCTGAATTGTGCCCATGGTGGAAAGGTTCCACATTTGGGCGGCGCGTCCTAGCGTTGACTGTGCTGGCCTGACGGCTCCCACGAGGTCTGCACCCTCATCACGCGATAGGCTCCATATCTCATCGTTAATCACGAGTTGCGGGGTTTTCGAGTGCATGGCCTCGGCTCCACGGGTAAAGCGCTGAAAGATACTACCGTTAGCGCATCTAAAGCCCTCACTACCGTTTGACCTCATGAACTCGAAAGCGACGCGTAAGGCGGGGTGCCACGATTTATTGAATGCTTGCCCTAGCTTCTTCATGTAGTCGCCTGCATACTGTCCGGTCTGTGCTGAAAAATAGATCTCAGACCTAGGGCGTAGCAAAGCCCTGAAAATGCCTAGCGGGCTAATGAGTGTGGTCTTTCCTGACTGCCTAGGCACGGTAATTAAGACCTCACGGTACCTATAGGCTCGTTCGCCGTTCGGTGCTGGCACATACTCGGTAGCGACTTGCAGAACTCGCCTTTGCCACGGCTGTAAGTCCCACTGCATGAGTTTAGCGACGGTCACAATCTCTGCAAGTTCATTGAGTGCGCCGGGCGTTGGCTCTGGCATGTAGCGCGGCGCGGGGTCGTGCTTCCACCGCTCGGACTTCAGCCAGTCAGTCATGAGGCTTGGCCTTGAATGACGGCCAGCACGTTATCAGCTGGGCTGAGTGAGCGGCCACTGTTCATGGCGGCGCGTCTTTCTAGCGTCTCTAGGATCAATAGATACGTTTTGCGTAGGGTAGATCTGCCTGATGCTGCGTCCTCGTCGCTGATTGCGTCTACGTCACGCGCTGTTGACAGTACTAGCTCGACGAGGGCGGCATCACTGGCAGCTATCGCGTCATCTTGTTTAAGGGCTGCGATAGTTTTCATGGCTGCGTCGTAGTTCTGCGTCGATTTGCTTCTATTTGGGGTCATATTGAACAGCATTTCAGGGCTATTTTGGGTCATTAGGGCACCTCCAGACTTCCACTTTTCCGCATGATTCAGCCGTTTTTTGGTTGTGGGGAGAGAAGATATCGGGGGCGGGCGTAGAGTGGCCAGCACATAGGCCAGAAAAAACACCGGCGGTCATTTCGCTTCTCTCCTTTCGAGGATCGCTGTGAGATTGTCAAGGCGCTTGATAGGTCGCTTAATCCGGTTGCCTCTCGACGAGTTGCAGCCACAGTGAGCCGGCCTCAAGTTCTCTACCTCGTTGGTTCCACCTAGTGATTGCGGCACGATGTGATCAACACTGAGCCTGAGCGCGCGGCGCGTCTCCTGCTCGTAGATCGGTAGGCCACACAGTGCGCATATCCAGCCGTCCCGGTCTGCTATCTCACGGGCGAGGGCGGCGCGCCTGCGTGGTGCCATGCGCTGCCACGCTGTTTTGCTTTCCATTGCTCCTGCCCTCGCTTACCCATGCCACGACGTCGGCGGGCGCGTATCTTACGCGCGTGCCTAGCTTGATATATCTGATACCGCCGGGGCGTTGCCTCATCACTCGCACTGCGTCCGGTGTCATCTGCAGTAGCTCAGCGACCTCGCTGGTAGTCAGTAGCCGGCCTGTCATTGCTGCCTCGCTTCCTGCCTGATGGTGCGCCTAATCGTGTGAGCTGCTAGGACTATCTGCCTTTGTGCTGCTGATATGCGTAGCTGCTCTTTGCTCATTGAATAAGGTGACACGGGCAGCATGTCGGCTAGATCGTGCGCGGTGTCTAGGATCGCTTTGGCGTAGTCGTAGATCTCCGTTGCTTCTGGCTCCATTGCTTATTGCTCCTGTGCTAGTAGTCGCGCGGTCTGGTCGTGGAGTGCGAGGCGTGCCCACTCACGCGGCGATGCGTCTGGGTATGCGCCTGTCATGTAGTCCTCGAACGGGGTTGGCTCCCTGTGCTCCTGTGCGCGTGGTTTCATAGGCATAGGCGCTGTGACTGGTGCTAGGGCTGGCTGTTGTTCCTTGGTGTCCTTGCCTGCGTACTGGCACGCGATAGCGATACGTCTACAGTCCGGGCACACCACGGGTTTTCCAATACCGTGCCTGCACTCTTTAGGTAGATATGATGTGTTTAGTTTTGAATAGTGCGTCATGTTTCTTTCCTCTGGTCGCTTGGTAAAGCGCGCGCGCTGCCTTGGTGAGCGCGCTTTATCTCCCCTGTAAGGGGAATGGTCTGCACTCACTGCCTCATGGGCTGACCTGCACAAACGCGGGTACAAGTTTTGAACATGGATCTTTTCAAGGCGGCGCGCTGTGCGCTCACGGCGCTTGCGCTCACGGCGCGTTGCTGTCGGTAAAGCGTCCCTGATCCACTGTGCTAGCACGCTCTTTACGATGCGGATAATTCCGGCCTCTGGCTTACCGTCTCTGATGCCCCCGCGCTGCCACTTGATCACGCCGGCATCTTCTAGGTCGTGTAAGGCGTTTCTTGTCCACCTGAGGCCGTAGCCGGCCTGTCGTGCCAGCTGTTCGGCTGTCATGTCGGTTTCGGCTTTGAGGCTTTGTTTGCGTACGGTCATAGCGCGGGCGAGGGCTTGCAGTATTGCGCGCGCGCCTCTAAAGCACGGTGCGTTAAGCGCGCTCCATTCCACGCTTGAAAGCTGATAGACCAAGGTTTCAACGGGCGCGTGAGCTGTGATAGTCATACTCATTCTGGCCACTCACATTCAACACGCTTGTAATCACAGTTCGCACACGGTGACACCACGAAAGCGCCGGCGCTCACCGTCACGTAGGCATCAGGAAAGCCACACACGGGACACGGGCAGTCAAAAACCATCAGTGGATACCCATCCTCCGTATCCGCCGGCGATGCCGCAAAAACGCATGGGCAATTCAGTATTTCTTCAATAGTCATTGCTCTAGGCCTTTCACGTTCGACCACCGGATAAGGCCATCACCTGAGATATGGCAGCCCGTGTGTGCTTCCTGTAGGCCACACTGCACGCCTTTTCTATACGGGTGGACTGCACCGCAATTAACGCGGGCTCCCCATGACGCGCCGGTCACCCTACTGTGGTGCTCTCCTTGATGCCCCGCTGGCAAGGTGCATAAGCACGCTCTATCTGGGTGCCTCATAAAACATGTATCGCGCCTGTATCTAGTCACGTGTGCGCCTCCATACCTGCACGGCAAGGGCGGTAGCTGTAATTAGCCATGCCCACACGCAAGCCCAAAGGGCTAGATCAACACGGTAGAACGGCGGCAAGCTCGCCATAACAAACGCGGCCACTAACATGTTGAGGCCGGCGAGCACGCGCGCGGCGCGGTTATTCTCACTCGTCCCAGGCATCGAACTTCCCCAAGTCAAACACCATTAGCTTGTTCTGCACGGCTCTCAATTCCTCAATCACACCGCCGCTGCCAACTCTGATTTCACGCGCTCCGCTGGCAATGCAAGACCCGGGCGGCAGGCCGCGGCCAAACTCCCTGAGAGTTCTCTTAGCGCGCTCAAGGTGGGCACGTGCGTCGGCTAGGTCTTCTGCTGCGTCACTGAGATAGGCCTCAAGCCTGATGCGCTCAAGATGACTAACTGTGAATAGCTCTTTACTCATGCCTGCGTTGCCTCTTTCAGTGGCGCGGCGTATGGAATGTGTAGTGTGATCGGCACTCCCATAGCTGCCAGCTTGTCTAGATCGTCTAAAGTCCAGCGCGTTTTGCCTCGTAGTCGTGCTGACACGCTGGTCTGTTGAAGTCCGATAAGTGCACCTAACTGCGTTTGGTTAAGGCGCTCGGACTTCATATAACGCTTTACTTCTCGCGATATGGTCGTTTGAGATAACGTCATACTGCATTTATAGCGACTGAATCGCTAATTTGCTGAACGACACGCCGGTGATGTCCTGTGTATGGCATCTTGCGATTAGCTAATAATCCGCTAAACTAAGCCTATGAGCATTGCAATAGCGTACGAGCATCGGACAACGGCTGATGTAGTAGCGGAAAATATCAGGGCTGAGGCAGCGCGCGCGGGGTTTACCCAAGTAGCACTAGGACGAGCACTCGGACTATCGCAAGGGAAAATTACCCTGCGGTGGAAAGGTCAAACACGCTGGCAACTTGACGAACTGGACGCTGTTGCAGAATTGCTGAATGTGAGCGTGCAAGATTTGGTGACTGACCATAGTCACGGGGTAAAGCAAAACCCCGACCGATGGATCGCACCGAGCGGGGCCGCTGCGCGCTCGAAGGGACTCGAACCCCCAACCTTCTGA